ATGACAATACAAATACCATTTAATTCATTCAAAGGTGTCAATTCTGTGGATAATCAAAGTTCACTTGGTTTTGATTTGTATAACAAGGAAAAACCATTGCGCCCAGATAATATAGTTTCTGATTTTACATTGTTTGAACAATATAACATAGAAAGAGATGCTTGTGAAAAATTCAGGTATATTTTTACTATAAATCCGATATGTTCAAATGTGTTATTTAATATGCAGACAGAGGTTACACAGTTTGAAGGGTCAAACAGCGCTAATGTTATTACAAACATGTCATCAATCGACAGGTCTGAAGTTGTTCGTGCTGACACATTTGAGACTGACAACAAAATACAAAACACATCTCCAATTAACAGGTATCAAGCTATAAACGACACTGAATATTCACACGAAGCAAACGGTGGGTTTGAATATCATTGCGGTGTTGATATATTCAACAATCATATGCTTCGTAAAAATGGTTTTGTACACATAAACAAATATAAATCTAGTGATTCTCTTTCTGGACCAGTATATAACACAATACGGGATTATGTTAGGGACGGCGAGGGTAATATTGTAGAGTCAAGGATTTCACCAACATATAACAAGAATGTAACAACCAAAATACATCTTTACACATTGGATAACAGCAAATCGTTAAAGGAATCATATTTGGAAAACATAAACGAACAAAATGGTTGGATTGGTTTTACAAATCAAACTAATATTGAAATTGAAAACAATGAGGAAGATGATGTGAGAATCAATAGAATGTTTGCCAACAGGAATGCTTGTGAATTCATAGACCTTTATCCTGATAGAACATTGTTTTCTTTTTTACCGAAATACAATAAATACAGAAAAAGAAGTGAAAAAAATTGGGATTATTGTATAACCTATCCATGTGAAATTGATTATGATAAATTTAATATCATATGCGGAGGAGAAAACCAAGCAATGAGGTGTTATTCGCACAGCGGAGTTAATTCAAATTCGATAAGTGTTGTTTATTGCAGGTCTTTAATGAAGCATAATTTACATCAAGGTGACTTGGTATCAGTATATTATTATGATGACACGGAAAATGAAGAAGATGCACCAATATTTAGAAAATACAACAAACAAATACAGGTTGTTTCCGTAGGTGATGAAGACTTTGAAAATACAGATTTCGTTTTTGCGGTAAGACTTAATGATGTGTTAGATATATTTGAATCTATTTTGGAATATGGTTTGTTTTTTAAAAAACTAGTCAATGGGATTGAATGCGATTATTATTTCAGGAAATATAAAAAACTTAAAAATTTTGATTATAATGGTAACAGGACACTTGAATTGACTAGCGATATTGGAAAATGTGCTTATGCCGAGAACATATATGGTGATAGGATTGCTCAAATAGTTTTCACTGACGATATTGACATAACTGGTCTTGTGGACCATAGGGGTAGAAAACTCACGGAGACGTATTTCACGGTTATCAAACGAAATAAAGGAAGACAGAAATGGTACAATCAAAACAATCCTCAATACAATACTGAAGATATAGAATATTCACATTGCTTTGGTCAAGTTACATCTGGTTTGTATTTCGGTGATTTAGCAGATAAACATTATGATTACAATATAAAATATTTACATAATATTTCTTTAAATACGGCTTATACAGATGACATTCAAGGAATTGATGATATTCCGATAGACCATAGTAACGTTATTGAAGGGAAAAAAGGCAATGGACCTCTAGAGTTTGTTGCATATAGTGCTCTTGGTGAAACGGTGTTATATGGGATTCCTAAAAAAATCGAGCAGGATATAACTATAGACAATGATATGTTTTATGGGGACGTTGTTGAATTCGACCCATATAATTACATCGAGACTGAATTGACACCAGTGCTGCATAGATTCAATACAGTTCAACGAGAATGGATTAGAAACAAGAATTATGCAACATTGATGTATGACAAGATAATTTATGATGATTTTGATTTGAATTCAAATGGTGACTCAAGAACATTTACTGTTAGTGCAACCGACATGTCTCTTGTATCATATAATGATAAACAGTATAAACTTTATTCAAATGTAAAGCCTGAGGGTTATTATTATAATCCGCATACATTAGTTAAAGTTAGAGAGGAGGAGCAATATACAACAAGAGTTAAATGTAAGCGAATTAATTTTACTAATGCAAACGGGTATTATGATATGATTTCAAATATTACGCATATTTCGTTCATAGCTCCAATCAATTATGGTTTTATGAAACATACAAATATTGCCATGTATGATGCTGGTGGTAAAATTAATGGTATTGTAAAACATACAAGAACAATATGGGGTGAAATTTCGGAAATTACTGGAAATAATGTAACAATTGATTTTAGCGGTGATATTTTTGGTGTCTTGGAAACTGGTATATCAATAAATGATGAACTTAACTATGTGGTCAAGAAACCGAGGTATAGCTTTTATTGGAGCGATTTAGGTGTTCCGACATATGCTGTATTTGTTCCAGAAATAACGTCTTTTGTTTGGAAATCAGTGATACCACCATCACAATTGGATGATGGGATGGATTTGTATAATCTTCCGTTTGCAAATGGAAGATTTTATATCGAAAAGAATATAACGTTTTTCAACCGAAGACAAGATAAGGATGCAAAATTCGGGTTATTGTATGCAAAAAACCCGATAGTGCAATCACCATCTGAATTTTTTAATATTGAAGGTGAAGGTTTTAATATTCAACAAGTGTTTGATTTTTATAATAATGTAACTAATATTTGTTGGTGATGGAACATGTACAAATAAACATAAACACCAAAACATATGACATTGTTGATTTGGCGGTAAGAAAATTAATAGAACGGGAAAGCACTATATTGTTTATTCTTGATACTAGTATAATACATGAATTGTCAATCGGACAGTCATTGGTATTTAGAAGACAATTATACAGACAGGATGGTGGATATCATAATTTAGATTATAAAGTCGAAATTGTTGATTTATATCGTTATTTGGATGAAAACGGGCAATATTATGATGCAATTGAAACAACTAAAGTTGATGATAAGAGATTAAGGATTGACAAAAGTAATACTATTAAATTCACATATTACGAACTTTCAGGAGCAACGTATTATTCTGCAACAACAGCCAGTGTTTCTTTGTCGGATTATGTTTTGATTGATGATAGTGATATTGAATATTATTCTGGCCTGGCGGAAGAATTGGATGAGGAGCATTATGAAACATTTGAGTACAAACATTTATATTCAACTGGAATTACCAGTAATGGTGTAACTCATATTGATATAGTATACCATCAAGCAGATACAGTTCCGCCAGAATACGATTATTATGATTCTCCGTATCTTAGTGGTATGACACCTGGGGAAACCGTGGATAGTTTTGTGGCATCACATCCAGACGAATTTCCTTACTTTAGTGGAATGAGTGTTGGCCAAACAATAAGTGAATACATGGAAGCTAATCCTGAGCTTTTTGAATTTGACCAGCATGATGAAAAATATGTTATAACTTTCACTGAAAATCACGATATATTTTACCAGGATGTTAGATTCATAAACGGGGTCCAAAATCTTTCCGAATACAATATAATAGTGTACGATGTTTACGGTGATATTATAGGATATCTTGGAGGGTTACAATTTCTTCATGAAATTAGCAATATTTCTTTGGACGTTGATGACTTCTATACAACAACGACAGCTGAAACCTGTGGAATCTATGATGAAATTGGAATGCCATATAATATTTTGTTTCATAATTATTTCTTTCTTCCAACAGACATAAGCCTTAATAGGATTGCGATAACAGAAGGAATAAGCAATAGAGTACAAAGAACACCAATCGATACTGATAGGACATATAGAAATCGTCAAATTGAATATCTACTTGAAAACGGGTTTGAATTTGTCCCAAGGTATAATCCGTTTTATTATACATATTTTTCTGACGAACAAACAAATGGTGTTTTTTGGGTGGATGTACTATGGGATTATTTTGAAGAAAACAACAACATAACGCCACAGAAAGATGTATGGGTTAATTGTGGAACAACAAAATCTGTATTAACATATGACAATTCATATTTCAGGGTATCGGTAAACGGGTTGTTCGATGTGAGCCAATCACTTGGGTTAGAGGATGACATAAACAAATACATAAACAATGTAACAGATTCTTTGATTCCAGAAACAATAGATTTCGAAAGAGTTAAATATGTTCCGATTGTATATGATAAATATACACAAAATCCGTTGTTGGTGGATGAAATGATTTTTAATTTTCATTTTCGAAAGAGACAGGAAACTAGTGCATCAACCAAACAATATCCTCAATATGAAAAAGGTTGGTATATAAACCAAGACTCTGGAAACACAATTTGGTGGAACGAAATGGATTATACTGGCACTAGTTTTGATACGAATAAGATGTATGAATTCATTGCTGACCACGGTGAACAGTCAGACTTATTGGGGTATTTGGGCTTTGATGATGATGATGTATATAATCAAAAGACAAAAATACGTGAAACATTTATGAGGTTGTCTTTTTATACATCAACAGACCCGACTGAACAAAAATTATTATATTATTCAACTGTATATTTTGATTCAGCAAAATTGTTTGGCGAATACATGAAACAAAAAATAAGAAGAAATGAATTAAAAACAAATAACAACACCCCAATTGTGTTTGAAAAAAACAATGAGCGATTGGATAGTAGAATAACGATAACAAGTGAATACGACACAACAACATCAAGCGAAGGGTTTAATTTATATTTGTTTAAAGATGATGTTGTTGAAAATGGCTTCAGAACTATTTATATGAAGGTTGAATTTAACCATGCTGGATGTGGAAAAACTATACCGATGATGATATGGCCAATCAATGAAGATGGTGATTATAAACCAGTTACAATTGATAATTTTCTTCAGAGTCTTTACATTCCAGTTTATTTGAGATATATTGATGGAAAATATACATATGAAATTGGAGGTGGAGACATATACAATAATTCAATAATATTCACTTTGTTTGAGCCGAAAATAGATATTGAACAAGTGACAGAATTTGATGGTGGTTCAACAATTAACCCGCCATCAGAAGAAATACCAGTAGGAGGGGATGAAATATGATAGCGACAATGCGAAAAACAATCTGTATTGACAATATAAGAAGCCATACAAGTGGCATTTTCCCTTATATTGAATTCAATGACCCTAATCCACATGTCAAGTTTGTTACAACAGCTGACAATAATGGAAATTGGGGCAATTTTGCATTGGATATAGCAAAAGTATGTACATGTTTTTGTGGCGATACTTTAACATATGAAAACACAGTTGTTTGTACATCTGGAATAACACAAGATGACGCTTCAATAGAAGCAAGACTTAGATATTGTGATTTAATAAGGAAATACAATTTTATCCAAAATCAGTTAAGAAACGGAGTGTTTTGTAAACTGATAAAGAAAAACATAACAACAACGTCAAATGTGGAGTATGGTGATTTGGAAAGTGGATGTAAGGGCAATATTGAAACAGACATCAACGAAGTACAACCAAGACTTGTTACAAAGTTTAATGATTATGGAACAAAATATGATTTCATCCCAATGAAACGTAATTGGTTCGTGCAGGAAAGTGAATTTGTTTACAAACCAATATCACAAGAGGAACTTTCTGAAATGGAAGATACTGATACGATAAATGAGGTAAACAATTTATTGAGTGATTATAGTGGCTATTTTGTACTTTTAGACGATTATGACACGGTCATGCAATATGAGTTGGACTGGAATGAATGGATTGAAAGATGGGCAGACGATGGTTATTCTTGGGGTGATTTTTTTAATGATTCAAACTATCAACGATATGACTATTTCCAATTTTCAAGGGATTTTGAAAAATATTGTCTTGGTATAATACATGTGCCTGAAACCTACAATGGAGATGCAATAACTGGAATTCTTGTGCCAGATTATTTGAATTATACTGATATACAAAACTGGTTGTCTTGGTTTGAAAAAAACACAGTCTCAGCCCATACAGGCCAGCAGGAAGTGATGTGGAATAATATGGGTGGAGATGTTTTCTACCAATATTTACAAGATTTGACAACTAATTGGATAACCAACATACCGTCTTATGGCAACGAAGAAGGTGAGCTTGAATGTAGGTTTACTTATTTGAAACCATATATAAGCATACCAGTTTGTTTGGAGCAAACACATGATTATGAGTTGAATTATGACAACTATATCGTTGATGGTGAATATATTGATTTTTCTCCAGAAGGTGTGTTTAGTGGATATGCTCAATTTAATGAAACACATTTTGTTTATCTTGAAGACAGTGGAATGGTTGAATCAAAACTAGAAAATGTTGGGAATTCATCAACAAATGAAGTGGACGGAGTTGTTGGTTTCTGGAAGGAATTTGAGAATTCCGATGAATTTTCACCAATATTCAGATGCACATATCACAGCGGTTCCAGTTCTGTATGTGGTGAAACGGTGACAAGAACAAAATATTATAACGATGGCCATTTTGAAGTTGAAATAGACGACTCTGGTGAAGTTGTTGAAGAGGAGCCGCAAACCGAGGGATTTCCAAATCCAGAAAGAATTTGGCTTGTGAATAGGGTTCAGATTTATTGCAACCCAGATACTGAGGATGGAGAATTGGCTGAAGAAGATTTAATTAATGATGTTTCAGCAATTACAATAACAACAGCATACACTTGTTATAACTATTATTGGTGGCAGTGTGCAAGAATCGGATTGTCTGAAGCTGAAAACATTGAATGTGCTGATGGTGAATTAGTTGATAGTGGTGATAGTACGAAATATAGAAGCTTGCCTATTTTAAGTTGTATTGGTAATTTAGTTCCTAACCCTGAAATCAATGATGAATATTATTTTCTTCCGACATATGACAACGGCAGGGTTAACAATATTGATGGTCATTGTTCTGTTTACGGGAATGCTTTGTCAACTTTTTCAATACCATATGAAAACAATACGTTTTTTGATATGAAACAAGAAAACGATAACATATATGTCGGAAATTACATACCAGAAAATGCAATAACAATTGAAGATGGCATATGTACAATACATTACGTTATCGGCGGGAAAGCTATATATGATTCCGAAAACGAAGCCTTTAGTGAAATACCAGAAACTGGAATACATTATGTGGAGGTTTTGAAAATAAATCAAGGATTTAAATCGAGTATTTATATAGATGGATATATGGATGTTGAATTTTTTTATGATTCTCTTGATTTATCATCAAACAACACAGTTGTATACAGCGAGGATTATAATATGTATAGATATGCAAGAAGGGCTTTTATTGAGGGGATGGAAGTTGGTACAACATGGACAAGCAACAATGCAATTATAGCAAAACTCTTCACAAGAGAAGATACAAGCGAAATGATGTTCTTGCCTGTTCAGAAACCAGATATAATCTTAGACAGAGGAAATGCCAGTGCTTTTGAAAGGTATTTTAAACTGTCTGAATGTAATACGTTTTATGATTTGCAACAATACGGAAATAATTTTTTCAATCTATAATATAAATGAGCAATGGACTATTTGGTACGGTAAGACCAGCAAACATTAACATAGCGAATGATGTTGAAATATTATATTACTACAGGCCAACACGTGGTACTGGAAGTGATGATTTCGATGGGTATAGGAATCTGAATCCAACAGATTGCCTTGTATATAGTGTAACTGAAAATACACATGACAGGATAGATGGAATATATGACCTTAGATTGCCTATGGATGAATTCAATAAAAAGGGGTTCTATAATGTGTATATCAGACCAAAAGTATGCACAACGAGAATAATCGATGTAAGTGTTCTTGCTAGTTATCCAGATGTTCGTGGTGTTGTTTTGAATATTACAACAGGTGACCTTGCTGGTATAACAGACCTTACTGGTTATAGGATTGAGTTTTCAGACGGAACGTCAAGGCTGATAAAATCATGCAACAGATGCGAACCAGTTTCGGTTAATGTTGGAGACGGTTATCCGACAGTTACCAGGTATAACCTTGTAGATACATCCAGTAGTTATGTTTTTTGTACTGTCAGTCCATCGTCAGCTCCTTCATTCAAACCTAATGCATCTCCATATATCGGAACACCGACAGAGGAAGTTAAAGTGATAAATACTAAATTCTCTCCACAGTTAATTGAAATTGAAATGGTTGAACATGATATTGAAACACTAACATATAGTGTTGAAGGAGACCAGGTTAGGGATAGAGATAATGGAATCCTTACTACATATAATACAGATAAGGAAATTTATAAACAATTTGATTTTTACACTGTAAAGAGTAAACTTGGAAAAGAACTTTACGATGTTAAGAAAGAGAGGTCTTTGATTGACAATACACAAACATATGATAATGTTGTAAAGGAATAACGAAATGGCAAGAAGAAATCAATATATAAAAAGCAAAGCTGATTATGTCCTTAGGAAGCATCATATGTTTACTACGGATGGGGTGATTTATGAAAACGATAAGTTCACCATCATGCCTGAGGACAATCCGTATGATGATGGTCATATAATATCTTTTTCTGATTCAAATTTTAAATTTAAAAAGAATTTGGTACCTTTGGTACAAAAGAAAATCCATACAGGAAAATGGATTAGTCCAGACAATGATGGTGTGTCTGATTATTGGACAGCTGAAGATTGTGCAAGTGGTGTAACAACTACGGAATACAAAATAGTACTTAATCCAGATTATACAACATTAAAGTCTTTCGCTTATTATGGTTCTTCGGTTGAGTTAATAAATGCAACAATAAAAGACATTGCACTTCATTATCCTGGTGGTATATACTTTCTTGGTGATGATGCTGAGGAAATAAAAGTAAATGGTACAACATATTACACCGTTGCCAATGATTTTGAAATTGATGTACTGGCAACGCATTGTAGTGAATCAGATGTGGATAACCCAATGCGAATTTTAGGTGCTAGTTACATGAATTATATTGACCCAGTAAGCAAAAATCCAATTAGCCAACCTTCTTGTGGTGATATAGACTCGTGGTGCCCTGGTTCGATTATAACACAGGTCCAGGTAAATGGTGTTTCATTGTTTGTTTATGTTGACCAAAATGGAAAAAGTTTACTTCTGTCACAAACAAAAGGTGATAAAGGCAAGCCTATAATTGTTCCATCACCAGATAAATTTGCTGAAATGTATAATGGTCTTGATGATTTTTCTAAGGTATTGTTGAATTTATCAACATATCCATTGTTTACTGCACATTTCAATACTAGTTTTTTTACAAACGACGGATACAAATATAGAAGTGAAAGATATACATTTCCATCTTTAGAAAACGGAGAATGGTTTACACCTCGCCTTTCTGGTGGTGAATTTGAAAGATATTACACACGTTTGATAAGACTAGCTGAATATCATGACGAGTATGATACATTCAACATTTGGAGAATGATGACACACGAATCAATTAAGAATTTGGATTGGACATACACAAATGATATTAATGACGAAACTGAATCTGATTTTGACTCAACAAGAGTAAAGACTATTTTAACGTTATACGGAAGACAATTTGACGATTTGAAACGTTATACCGACAACATTAAAACAGTTAACAGTGTTCAATATGACAACAGAAATGCAACGCCAGATTATTTTCTGACCGATTTTGTTGAAAATGACGGTTGGGATGCGTTTATGGTCAATCCGTCAAATGATAACACAATACATAGTGATGTTATTTACACAGGAACAAGTGTCTGTGGATACACAAGTAGTGATGTTAATATAAATTTTATGAAGGTTTTAGCACTTAATAATAATTATATTAAATCGCTAAAAGGAACAAAACGAGGTCTTGAAACTGTTTTGGGATTATTTGGGTTGAAAAATTCAGAAGATGGTTCAAACGATGTTGGAACATATAAGATTGATGAATACGTTGCCATCACAAGTGGTTTTCCAAGTTATGGGCTTGTAAAAATGGCATTAGAACAAGCTGATGATTATCAAGATGAAGAATATATGTTCGACACTCTTCCTATTGCAATTGTTCAATTAACAAATGACGCAGCCGAGTCTGATGATAAGAACTATTGTATTCCTTGGTTTGATAAAAACAATGAGAAAACAAAATATATGTATTTCCAAATGAACGGAGGATGGGAACGGGTGAAAGAAAAGAGAATAAACCTTGATATCACAGCTCTTTCCGCTGTTACATCAATTGGTGAGGTTGATATATATAACGAAACAGTTCCTTATATGATGTTTGTCCAGGACACAAAATCCCTGACAGCTTTAACAAACACACAAATTGAAGACGATATGATTTGTTATGTATATGATATTAGTGATGTGTATGGGTCTTATGTTGGAAATGATGATGATAACCAAATAATTCAGGATACAAGTGGTGTTTGTTTTTCTCATTATTTTGTATTAAAAAACAAAAATCTGTCAACGGTTTTGGGGTTTGTTAGACCAGAGGACAGCGATGGCCTTTACAATTGTTATGGCTGGAGAAATATTTTTACAAGAGAATATGAAGGAATAATTGATGACGAAGACCATCAAATTACATGTGATGGAATGAAAGTGATTTATTTGGAATCAATAATGAATTACAATATCGGGAACAATCCACATGTTGGATATGGACATTATGATGATGGGATTGAATATTTGGAATATTTCAATCAAATATTCAAATATAGGCTTGAACATGGACAGTTTTCTAGATTAGAATATGATTCAGAATATATTGGTGAAGATGATGTTAAAGAAATTGGATTTGGCATAGATTATAATTTGCTTTCGGATAATACAAAATGTCATTATTTCAAGAGTGGTAATGAAATAAGGCCTGTTA